CATTGCTTCAATTTGTGAATTAAGGGCTATAATCTTTGCTCGTGCTTGATCCATTGTTAGCTTACCAGATTTTAATTGAGCAACAATCTTTGCAGACTCTTGTGCTGCATTTGCAGTAAGCTTTGTAATTTCTGGAAGAAGTGCTTGGTAAGCAACAGATACTTCATCAGTAACCAAGCCAGTATTCTTAACTTCTGTTTTTAACTTAGCAATCTCTGCCTTTGACTGCATTGCTAATGCCGCAGTCATTGAGTGGAACTTAGCAGCTTCACCTGCAACAACACCAGTTGATACTCCTCTTATAGAGCTAAGTCCTTCAATCTTTTCTAAATCAGTATCCATATACATCTGTGGATTATTGCTAATTTTTTGATTAACTAAAGGTGCTCCTGGAACAACTCCAAATATAGTTTGATTAGATCTTCTAGAAGAAGACATATTTGATACTGGCTCCATATGAGAGAATGAGCGTGTATCTCTTGGACTTAAGTATTGAGATGCGGGGTTAACTTGTCGACCAGACATAATTGCTGATCCGCCAATTGTAGAAATTGCTGGGTTAACTGGAACACCTGCACTACTTACCTTGCTTGCTAAAACTGAATATGAAGAAATAAGACCATCTAGTGATTGCTTAAGAACTGCCGCTGCTCTAGCGTCACTGTAAAATGTTCCTTCAATTAATTGCGATGCTTTGTTTGCTGCTAAAATTTCTGGAGTTAAAAGCTTCCAGCCATGTGCACCCTTGAAGAAGGCCTTCATCTGGTAAACGCCCTTGATTATGTAGCCAAAGAAGTTTCCAAGAACACCAGTTAACATAATTAGTGGACCAGCTAATGCTGTGAGTCCTCCCATAAATGCTAAAGCTTGCTTAACTGGATCTGGTAGCTTTTGAGTAAATTTAATAATCGAATCAATTACATTAATAAGTGTTGTATTGATCTTAAGGAATTGCTCTCCAATTCCTGCTAAGTCCGCCTTTAATCCTTCTACGGCTCTGCGGTATTTACCAGATGCTGATTCTGTTACCGCTGATAATTCTCGGTCAGCAATTCCTGCAAGTTCCTGAGAGGAAGCCTTCATTAAATCTAATACCTGTAATGTCTGTGATCCTTCTTTACCCAAGTTTGCAAACAATGCATTCATACGAGCAAACTGGAACTTGCCAAACAACTGCTCTAAAGCCTGCTGCTTTTTTAACGGATCAAGTCTATCTAGTGCTGCTTGTAGTCCTAAAATTGTATCTGTTAAGTTACCAGCATTTGACGAAACAATAGTTTTTAAATCAATTCCCATTGCTTTAAACTTTTTAGCGGCAACATCCGTTGGGTTAATTAAAGCTGCTAAACCTGACTTTAAAGCATTAGCACTTTCTGAAGCATTAATTCCACCCTCTCTCATTGCTGTAAGGTATAGAGCTAGCTCTTGAATACTTCCGCCAAGCCCCTTAACGACTGGTCCCGCCTTTGGAATAGCCTCCACTAAGTCATTTAGAGTTGTTGATGTTTGGTTTTCTACAGAGTTAAGAAAGTTAATAGACTCAGTCAACTCTTCTGTATTTTGTTTAAATGCTGTTTGAATTGCAAGCGTAGCCATCATAGCTTCTTGACGATCAATTTCACCAAGAACTGAGAGTCTTGTTGTTTCTTTAACTGAGCCTAAAAGCTCATTTCCTTCTTTACCAGTTGCTGCAATATCTGCAGCTAAAGCTATAGTATCTTTAAATCCAGCTCCGTAAGATTTTGCTAATTCAGCCGCAGTTGCTGCTACATCTTTTCTAACTCTTTGTAGCTCTGCACTTGTTGTTTGTCCTAGACCACCATATACCTTTGTAAGTCTAACTAATTCTTCGTCTGCTTGCTTAAATGCATCTGCAGCTGCTTTACCAAAAGCCATGATCGGAACAGTTAATCCTACGGTTAGCTGACGACCTGCCCACTGTGTATTTTTACCCCAGTTAATTAGTTGTCCAGCACCTTCTTGAACAACCCTATTCATAATCATTAATTCTTGTCTAGCAACAGCTGTCTTATTCTTAACAAGATCTAATCCTCTAGGAATTTGAACATTATATTGCATCAACCCCTCAGCATTTCTGCCGAGAGGTTGTAGTATTGAATTCTGCAATTGAACTTGCTGCTTAGCAAGGTCTCTGATTATTCCACCTGAATTTTTTGCGTGGTCTCCATAGACTCTAAAGAACTGACCAAGCTTTAGTTGGCCTCTATCTAATTGCTGACCAAACTTGTCTACGTCTGAAGTGAGACTTACAAACTGTGTTGAAAACTGACCTGTGCTTCTTAGCGTTTCAGAAAACGCTTTATTCATAACAGCAGCTTGAGTTGCTAAACTCTTGTTAGTAGCTGTCAGTCTTTCTTGAAGAAGGGATAATGAAGAGGTAACCTTATTTAAGTCTGCAATAAGGGGTGCCATGTTGCTTGTGGCAACTATGTTAGTTTGAATTACATTCTCTTCAGCCATATAACTATGTATTACTCCCTAGAGTATCCTAACCCTGCTCCGATACCAAATCCAGCTTCCGCTGCAAAAGCTCCTTGTAATGAAACAACATCGTCTGAAGATGTATTTATACCCATAGCTCTTCTTTGTATATCTTCGAAGGTTGGACCTTCTTTTTTATCTTCATTTAAATCTACACCCTGAAGCATTGCTAGAAACTTTCGCTTCTCATCTTCAGTCTTTTGCATAGACTTAAAAGTTTGTATCAACTCTGGCATTGAAAGATTATCTTCTAGCTCGTTGTAATTTTTCCAATTACCTAAAAGAAAAACCTCTCCAAGTAAAGCGGCTAAATCTAGTTCTGACCAGCCAGAACCGCTGCCGCTAGTAGGTTTGGGTCGTCCATCTTAATTCCTCCGCATACTTCAAGGATACGGTTGATAGTTGGAACGTCCAGAGCGTCTTCTAGTGCATCTCTGTCTTTTACCAATTCAGGTAATTGCTTTTCTAGTGCAACTGCACATGCACTAATTAAAATAGTTAGTGTTTCATCTTCTGTCTTAGCTTCTTGAGTCTTGCTAATCTCCGCCATAAAATTACGCAGAGCCTTAATTGTAAGCGGCTTTAATGTTACCTTGTCACCACTTTGTAGAGTAATTTCTTCTACGTCATATACTGTTGTAGCCAATTTATCCTCCTAGGATTGTCTAAATCATTATAACAAAAGGCTTTTACTAATACAAGCGAAAAGCCCCCGAATAATCGGGGGCCTTCGATGATAATTAAATATTATCCTAGAACACGATCAATAATCTTGCCGTATTCTGATCCTGAGTAATTCGAGTCTGGAAGCAGACGGAATGATACTGGGAATGTTGTTGGTGTGTTACGAGCCAAAGAGAACTGTGACTGCTGAACTGACAACACACGACGTCCATAATAGACACGCTCTGATGTGATAAATGCTGAAGCTGAATCAATTGTTGGAGCAGCTCCGACTGCAAAAATCTGACGCTCTGTTGGCTGAACGCCAAGAGCACCTGCTTCAAGTCCTAGTGTTTCTGATGTGTCCTGTGGACCTGATGCGCCCTTTGTCAAAGAACCTGTCTTTGTGCTAGCAGCCTGACCGAATACAACTAGAACGTTTTCTAGTGTTCCTTCAGTCATTTCTGTTGCAATCATAACTTCCATTGCAGACTTGAACAGCTTAGCTGTATCAAGCAACTGGTCTACAGTAACTGAATCGAATGTTGGGTTATAAGTGATCTGAAGACCATTGTTTGTAAAACCAACGTTACGGAACTTTGTTGTTGCTGCGTCAAGAGTTGTTCTAGCAGAAGTTCTAGGTGTTAGAGCGATGTCTCCAGACTCTAACATGTTTTCTACGTATGTAACGTCTGTTGAATCCTTCACTGAAATATACAGTGGAGCGGCTCCAACGAGAATGTTACGAGCATTGTTAAATGCATTTGCCATTTAGGTTAACCTCCTATTTTCAAAAAAATAATTATGTGAGCTGGCTAGGCCCTTTCCTCTATGTCCAATTTTAAGCCATAAAGGGTCATAAGGCAAACTAATTGTATCTGCCGTCTGTGCCAACCATGCGAGAATATTTTACTTCTAAGACCACATCTGATGCCAAGAATCCCTTTAATTCCTCAGAAGGGGATGTTGGAGACATGTCTGATATATAAATTGAGTGGAATTGAAACCTATCAGAAAGGGTGGCAAACCTATTAACATCTTGTGCAGACTCATCCATTCTTCTAAATAGGTCTGTCATAAAGTTTTTGATCTCTGCAATATCTGAGACCTCTGTAGAATATACAGTAAATAGAAATTGCTCAGTGCATATTTGCCATATGTCATCATAGGATATACCTATCTTGTCATATACTATATGCTTCTTCCCGCTCAAAAATTGATTGAGTTCTGGTGACTGCTGAACTGGAATAATTGGGACTAATGAGTCTCCTATATTATCACTGTAATAGTCGTCTGGATCAAATATGTTATTGTCTACTAACTCGCTCCAGAAATACTTTCTTAGTTCTGTTATTGCGTCTAGTTTATAGTTTACTGTCAAATTAATACACCTCCAAATGCTTGAGCTACTGCTGAGTCCGCCTGTGACCTTATTGTGTTTGGCGAAAACGAATATTGAACTTTTCTAATATTCGTTGGAATTCTTAAAGCCTTGTCTGAGGCCTGATTAAATATCCTTTGAAAACCAGATCTTTTAATAGATTCATTAACTAGGTTACCACTAAAGAATTGTGAATACGCAAGATTAAATTGATTTCTTGCCTTTGCCCCTCCAGGCCGTTTAACGGTCACTGCAGCCCCTTTGGGCATAAAGACTACTGAGCCATTAAATTCGAATACAAGTCTCTCAGAATGGCGTGGACGGATTGTAAGGGGCATTCCTGCTTCCATCACAGAAGCTTTATTGGCAAATACATGTTTGCGCTTTGAATTTGTAGATGGGACAAATGATTTAGACATTTTAAATTCATAAGTAATCTTAAAAGAAATTCCTTCTCCGTCAATCTTTTTTAGATTAAATAGTCTTGCTGTCTTATTTCCAGTCTTTTTCCACTCATACATATGATGCAATGATTTAGGGCTTGTTCTTGCTTTAGCATCTATATAGTTGCCAAAATCTTCCATTATCTGAGTATAGATTGTTTTCTTAAATGTTTCTTTAAATGCCCTGCTAGAAGATAATTTAGAAATTACAGTGGCTTGATAATATAAGGCTGCAGATATCTGGGCAACATTAGAGTCTTTAATTGCAGCATCTCTATTCCCGCCAACCATTAATCTTTCTAGGCCGCTGGCTGCTCTGAGAACGGCAACATTAGATTCCAATTACCTGGTTCTCCGATCTTTTAGCAGTTGTGCTATAAGCAATAACTGTTCCAAAAGGGTCTGTTATAGGAGTAACTCCAATAACCTCAAATACGGTTGGAGTCTCTGTTGGATAATTTAGCTCTGTCCATACAGGCCCACCGTTCTTGTTTCTAATATTTGTAATCTTGTGCCTAATATTTAACTTTTCGATTGTTCTAATTTGAATCATTTGATCAAACGAATACTTATTAGAAAATGTTTGTATATCATTTGCACGAGTAGATGTTGAATTGCTTACAATTCCCTTTGCATGACAATCAGCAGTTGAGTGGTAGTCCCAAGACTTTTGTATTGCACCAGTATCTGGATCTTGGAAGTCAGACTGAACATACAAGTCCAGCTTCATGGGAAGAACTGAAGCAATTATATCCATTTATATTACCATCATGGCTGTAAGCACATACGGCTTCAATAGCTGGTCTGCATAAAGATTGCCAGTTCCCTTATAAGCATCTTCTGTATACTCAAATCTCCAGTCAAATGCACTAACGTTCTTGACATATTTATTTCGCCAAGCAGTGTCTTTATCGAAGAACTGCTGCATAAGAACTATGCATGCTTCTTCTACATTGTCTGGAACAGAAGACCATCCAAACTTGCCTTGAACAATATATCTGAATCCTTCTTTAAATGCTCCATAGTAATAGCCATCAGTAATTGTTGGCGGAACTAAACCATTTGCAGTATACACGGCGTTATCCATTATTGACTGTCTATTTACTCTAATGTCAAAATTAGACTCAGAGATAATTGGTGTATACAACCAGTTGCTAGACTCATTAAGATTATCTACTAATACAACATCGTTTTCTTTTAAAACGTATAGCTCTTCTATTCTAAATGGTAATGCTAATACGTCTGTTCCAAGACCATAAATAACATGTGTCTCAGTAGATAAGTTAAATGTCTGAGAAGTAAATTCTTCAATTAATTTACGTGCATACTTTTCTGCCATTTGAAGTTCATTATAAGTCTTATAGTTTGAATCAGAAGGATCTGTTCCAATATTTAAGCTATCCAAAACTTCTGCTATGTTGGCATATGGGGTTACCACATCTGTGTAATAAACATGTGAGGCTTCATTTCCTGAAACTTCATAGCTCCATACAATTTTAAACTTTCTATTTCGATTACAATATTGAAATGGTATTACAACCTGATATGTTCCTATATCTGTTTCTAGCTTAGATGCATTAAGAGTGACTATAGGCAGATCTGGATTAACCAATGGATCAAGTGTTAAGTCTCTAGTTATATCATAGACTCTAGCAGTTACAATATCGTCATCTGCATCAACAATTTCTCCCGCCCAATATATCTTTGTTTTAATTGGTGAAGTCTGATCAATATATATCTCTGCCATTTATATGGTTTTAGTTATAGAAGTCTTGAACTTCCTTTGGCGTAGCCAATCTAAAACCACCCTCCTTATCAAAAATTGCCTGAGCATCTTCTTCTTTCATAGCTACAAATGGGTGGTCCTTTGTAAAAGTATATCCCATAATATCGTATCTAAAATTTGCTCTGGTCATACGAACTAAAACTGAATCTTTGTCTTGTTGCTTCTTTGGATCAAACTTTGGAAGAACTTCAATTTCTTCCTTGTCTTCATCAATGTCTTTAATTGTCTTTGCATACACCGCCCAGGTAACGCCTTCTTCCGCCAGGGTTGCAATTACATCTGCCTTGTTCTTTAATTTAGATACTTCTACTCCGAAGTCTTCTGCTACTTTTTTTAATTCAGATACTTTTAATGTGTCGAATGACATAAGTATTCTCCTTCTTCTAGGTCAATTAATTATAGCATTACTAAATTAAAATGAAAAG